CTAAGTGTGCGGACTGTAGTGGTAGATATGACCCTGAGGGGCGCATAGATGCTGATAGAGATGATTACTGTGATTGTACTAGTGGTGTTTTAAGATGGAAGACTCAGCAGGGTCGTTTAATTATAACGCGCTTTAAGACTAATCCCTTTAAGGGTGAGGTTAGGTATCAGAAGAAGTCTGAGGATGAAAGAGACTGGGACTCTTACGTTAATGATATGCGTGAGAAGTTGAATGATCCTAACTGGAATCCTATTACGATATACGAGGAGTGATTATGAATAATTTTATTATTAATAAGATGAAGAAGGGCAATGTCACTATTGCCGAGTATGCAGATCCTAATACGAATGAACCAATTAAGACGTTTGTTTCTTGTGGGATTATGGGTTTTTATGCTGATGAGCAAGAAATGCACGACTTACGACTTCTTTTAGATTACTATATGAATATAGAAAGTATTTCAGATATCACTTTTAGTTAGGGGGTGTTATTGTGTGGCCTTATTTGGAAGATGATTTTATGGAGATCGGTGATACTGGCTGGGTTCCAGTCGGTGAAGGATCTTTTAGAAATAAGTATAATGGACATTTCTTAGATGAAATTGGTAGAGAGTTTGATGAGAGCGGCCAGTTGATCTTTGATCCAAATGAATTAAATTAGGAGTTGTATTGTCAATACCCGTTAAGAATTATGATGATTTAACTGATTTAGAAAAACTTGGTTTAGTAGATTTTTCTTATTCTAGAATAGACACATATAAGATGTGTCCTGCTAAATATTTTTATTCCTATATTTCTAAAGAGCCCAGGCAGTTTGCTCCTGCCGCAGTTCTTGGTAATATTGTTCATGAAGTATTTGAAAACGTTTTGGAAAAAGATAAACGTTTAGATCATCAAGAATTAAAAGTAGAATATAGTAAAACCATTCCTGTTTGGGACCCTAAGAATCAGATACCACAAGCACTGCTTGATGCCGGCAATGTGATTATCGATGAGTTTTATGATCAAAACTTTGATAAGACTTTTAATATATATGAAAAAGAATTAGGTTTTGATTTAATAATAGGATCTTATAGAGTTAGAGGTTTTATAGATAGAGTCGATATTGAAGACGATGTAGTCCATATCGTAGACTATAAAACTGGTAAGTGGGAAGTGTCACCAAAGGATATACCCACGAATCTTCAGCTTGGTATTTATGCTCTGGCTATGAAGAATATGTTCCCTGACAAGGACGTCTATGCCGAGCTCTATTATCTAAGGTCAGGCAGAAAAAAGGGTCACCTTTTTACTGACGATGATGTTGAGGATGTAAAGGTTCGTCTTATCAGAGAGATGAATAATATCGTGCACGACACTAATTTTACGCCCACTTCTAATACTAGGGTTTGTTCTTTTTGCGATCACGCAGCTTCTGGTGCGTGTGGAACCGGAGTTTTTAGAAATAGAAACAGGTAATAAAAAAGAGGGGGCCGGTTTCCCGACCCCCTCTTTTAAGGGTTTGGTATCAGAAGTCTTCGACTGGATTGTCGATTGAATCCTGAACCAGATCAAACTCGTCAAACTCGGTTACGAGCTTAACAGCGCGCTCGTGGCTAAAGCCCATGTTCAGTAGATCATCGATTGTCTGCTCGTTGATCTGCTGAATAACGCTGTTGGTGATGAGTGAAAGTGTGTTCATTTTTTCTTCTTTCCTTTATTGTTTGTGTTTACTTAAAAAATGTTGTATAATAAAGGTACTTGCAATTTCACGAGTGATAGGATACCACAATGGAACCATATGTTGTCAAGTCCAAGGACTTTTTTTTGGAAAAATCTTCCTTCGTTAAGCATCCGAACCTCAATAATATCAGAAACAAGTCGACGGATCAAGAGATTCTCGAACATGACGGAGTGATTAAGAGGAGTGCCGGTAATGCGTACAGGTATACCAGGACTGGATTCAGGAAGGATATAGGTCTGAATGTTAGATCTAGTTGGGAAGCAAATTTTGTTCGTGTTTTAAATATATATAAAATAGAGTTTGATTTTGAACCTACTGTTTTTGCTTTTCCTATTAAGAGGGGAACTAAAGCTTACACTCCAGATTTTTTTCTAGGGAACAATTCTGATTGGATAGAGGTTAAAGGATACTTAGATGATAAAAGTAAAATTAAACTAAAAAGATTTAAGAGGTATTATCCAGATGAGTTTTCTAGACTTACTTGTGTTATTGGAAAGTATTCCAAGGCAGCAAGAGAATTTATGGCAGAGATAGAAGTTCCGGCTGTTGTTTATTATGAGGATATTAGAGACGAGTATGCAGAATATATTATAAATTGGGAAGGTAAAAAATGACCGAGACAAAAACAAAAGATAAGGCTAAGCCTAAAAAAAGTTATAAGGAACAGTATTATTCTTTAGATGAAGAAGAAATGCAGGAGCTAATCAGGCTTGCCAAAACTGGCTCATCTAAACATCAAGAAGAATTGCTTAAAGTCTTCAGCAATTTTCTTACTAAATATTCTTCTCTTCTTTTTTATGGCAAGTATAATTTAAATGATTATGATATCCGAAGGTTTGTCTCTCTTTTTATAAAAGATCCTGGTACTCGTTTTTCTTTAATGAAACAAAAGTTTACTCCAGCCGTAATTAAAAATGTTAACGAGTGCATGAGGGGTATTCACTATATGGCAAGAAGGTATGGTGACGAAGAAGACATTAAGCAGACTGTGTATATGACTTTCTTTCAGTGTATAAATAGATATGAAAGAAAGGGCAGTATACCTTTTAGTGGTTTTCTTTATAGCTATTTTTTCTATTTATTAAAGAAAAATGTAGATATTTTTCTTATCGATCAGTTGGGTAGGAAAACGTTCCCGTTGCTAGCCGATGAGTCTACTGGTGATGAAGATTCTGAAGAGAAGCATGTTGGATTTAAGGCTGACCCGGTAGAGTATAGTTTAGAGCAGATGCTGGCGGCAGATAAGATAGATGAATTCTGGGTCATGGGTGAGTCAAACATGGTTCCGTTTGATAGACTAACGGTTCAAGAGCGGCAGCTTTTGAAGTGGAGGTATGTTGATGGGCACCGATCAAGTCAGATATCTCAAAAAATAAATGAACATCCCAATACTGTTCGTGAGCATCTGGTTAAGATACGCAGCAAGATCAAAGATGCTATAATTGAGTGTGATCTCGAAGAGTATGTGACCCTGATAGACATGGAGAAGTCTTAATGAACTTACAGTCTGTTGATAAGATCCAGGAGCTTTTATCAAGTTTTCTGGGTCCTCAGCTAAACGAAATAGTTACAGCCTACGCAGATGTCGATAGGCAACATATGTACTATGTGGAGATACCAGAGTCTGATGTGGTGGACTTGGGTATAGAAAACTTGGCTTCTCTAGTTGCTCGATCTTCGAACGTTTACGGTCGTGCTGCCAGATTTGCTGGCATAGCTAGGGCTCAGTACAAGATGCTTGAGGGTGCGTACAAGAAGGTTTATAAATCCAACCAGGTTGGCAAAAACGAAGATGAAAGAGAAGCTAACGCTATGAGTGCGGCCGAAGATGAGTATTCAGCTTTGGTTGTTTGCGAGGCTGTTGTACATCTTGCCGAGTCTATAGAGACTGCTGCAAGAATCGCTTCTGAGTCTTCTAGGAAGCTTATGGATAAGGTGCAGTCTATGCAGATAGCTTCTTATAGAGAAGAAAAAGGTTCTTATCTTGATTCAGATTTTAATACATATTAATAGGAGTCACAATGTTTATAGCTCATTATAAATCTGTGTCGTCTTCTGACGAGTTCTATTCGGAAAAAAGAGATGCGTTAGATTTTCCCACCCAGGTAGAGTACAATAGTGAAAGATATTCGTTGATAAGAACTATACAGGTTTTTACTTCGGCGCAAGAAAAAAGAGTATTGGAGACAGCAAAAAACTATGGTATCAAGTGCGGAGTTAGAGTCGATTGATGATTGTATTTGTAGGCTATCTGAAGTTCAGACTTCAATAGAATATTATCTTGTAAAGATGAATGAGGATGAAAGAAGTAATTATTCTATTTCCGAGATGCAAGACATGCTGTTAGACTTCCATTCCATTTTAACTAGGGATGCAAAGTGAATATAGAGGTTTTCTGCGATGGCGCCTCAAGAGGCCAAGGGCAAAAGAAGTTCGGTGAAGCTTCTTGTGGTGTTGTCGTTTACAAGAATAGAAAAAAGATAGCTCAGTTTGCTAGGGGCTTAGGTCCTAGAACAAATAATGAGGCTGAGTATGAAGCTGTTATAGCTGGGCTTTTGATTTGTTCGATGGCAGATTTGGTTGATCCAATTATCTACACAGACTCTGCGGTTGTTGCAAATCAGGTAAGTGGTAGATGGCGATGCAAAAACGCTGCCCTTATGCCACTTCTGATGACGGTTGAAGAGATTAAAGCCGAGTTTAATTTTAGAGTTGTTCAGGTTCCTAGAGCTTTTGTTTGGGAACCTGACGCTTTAGCTAATGAATTTTTAGATCAACTTCAAGACAGAAAGAAAAGCATTTCTAAGATATAGGTGATATAATATGCGTGTGAAAAGAGATGGATTCAATCCTAATAAACCAATTATTCTAGGTTTGGCTGGCAAGGCTGCTACAGGTAAAACGTCTGTTGCTGAGGCTATATCTCCCAAGGCTAGAATTGATGCCATGGCAAATGCTATTGTCTGGGATCACATATTTTTTGCTCTTCCTTTGTATGAGCTGGCTTCAATTAAAAAGGGTGTTCGTGGTTCTCGTCAAGAGATACGTCAGATGTATGGTATACATGAAACCCTATATAATATATTTGGGAACTCACCTATAGGCGACGTTCCTCCATATGATGATATGGCTTCTATGGTTAGAGATATCTACCATTTACCGATAGAGCCAGAGGGTATTAAACCCCGTTCGTTTTTGCAGAAGGCTGGAGATATTTGTCGAAGCCATGATGGCGAGTGTTTCTGCAAGTGGGCTATAAGAAAAGCTAATGATATGCACCTGTCTTATATTAGGGGTCTTCCTGAAGATGTTGAAGCTAAGCCTTTTTGTGTTATAGTTTCCGATGTTCGTTTTCTAAATGAAGCTCAGGCAATCCTTAATCAAGAAAATGGTGTAGTTGTGTGCTATACTGCATCCGATGACGTTCGTAATGAGCGCATGTTTGCTAGAGATGGTCACTTTATGACTGAGGAGCAGATGAATCATATTTCTGAAAAACAGACAGATGAGATTTGCGATATTGCAGATCTTGTTATGAACACAGATGAGCTAACCATTAAAGAACAGGCTTCCTTTACTCTTGACTACATCACTAGCCTGGTTGGTGTTTATGCCTAAGATAACTCCAACAGCTGGCGAGCAATCAAATAATCCTTCTATTGAACAGGTGGTAGATATTTTGTCTAGTGAATTAACAGTTTCTAATAACCCGGTTTTTATTTGTGGTGTTAATAGAAAAATAAATATAGGTAACTTCGAAAACATTGATGTTTATGCAGGTATAACTTTACCTCTTAGCGGTGTTTCTCTAGAGGATAAAGAAGCTTTGCAGGCAGCTGTTGAAGAGGCTGCAGCTTATGGTTTCGGTTTGGTTTCTAAGGAAACTGGTGAAAGATATTTACTAATTAAAGAGTCACAACAAGGAAGTTGATATGCTAAATATACTTAAAAAGTTTTTTAGAAACATAGTTCCAAAAGAAGATAAAAAGTTCACTGTATCTAATGTAGATTTAGGTAAAGATGAAAAGATTGTAGATTCTTGTATTGGACCTATAAGATCTAAAATAGGTGGACATGATCTCGATGATAATGTTGAGCCAAAAGAGCCTGTATTAGAGGCTTTAGATCCTGTGGTTCCCGAAAAGGCTAGTGAACCTGTTAAGAAGAAGCCTGGTAGACCAAAGGGCTCGGTAACTAAAAAGAACGCTAATGCCAAGTCGCCAGATGTTAAGCCTGTAGCGAAGAAGACTCCTTCTAAGAAGACTCCTGCAAAGAAGACGCCTTCTAAAAAATAAAGTTTTTCTGCATATTATGCGGCTTTAAGAGAGGCTAACCCCTCTCTTTTTGCTTTTATGTAATTACTATAATAATAATCCATTTGA